ACGCGGATTAATTTTTACCATTTCCGTGTGGAGCACCTTTTCCTCCACCAGAATCGTTCCAAACACGTCGTCGCGTCGCAACCAACGCATACCCTCTTACGTCGTTGGGAACGCGAAACACCGCTTACATCCGTCACTTACGCGACGTGTTCCCAATTGCACTTGCGTTTGGGAACGCGTTTGGGAACAAGCATATCGAGGATCTTCCTCACGAATTCGCCATTTGTTCCCATGTTCCCATAATTTTTGGGTAGATACTATACATAAGGGGCCCGGCATCAGATCGATCAGCTTCTTGATCCCCTGTATATAGGTAGTATCTCCCAAAAAACGTGGGAACAGTGGGAACACCGACCTCTTCGCGAGGAATAACGCCGACTTTCGCGTTCCCACTCGACTGGTAACACATGGTAACGCATGGTAACACAGACTCTAATAGCTTCTTTATCCTGCACCGCTAAAGTCTGCACCGACCGAGGCGCCGGTACATGCGCTACTTTGGGCACTTGACACTGAGCGATGGGCACTTTACGTCAGCACATGCCTCGTACGCGCACGTCCACGCATCCGCTCCGAGAGGGCATGAAGAACAACTGGCTCTTCCAGGGCCTGACCCGAATGGCCGATGCGCCTGCCGACACTGCAACGCGCTCGCTGCGCTTCCACGACCTGGTCTATGGCGTTGGGCTTCTACCCGAGCACACGATGGGCCTCAGGAACACGCGCCGTCGCAAGTACGCCTCGCACCTCCGTATCGCCAGCCTGGGCTTCAACACGCCCGCCTTCGGCGCCCTCCTCTGGTCCAACGACTTCCTCGTCGCGCAGCAGGCGTGGCCCGACGCCGTCCTCCCGCTCTTTCCCACGGACGCGCCGCCGACGCCCTACGAAGTCGTCTCGCTCCTTCTCGGTGGGCGCCCAAAGTCCATGCGCGCGCTGAGCGCCGACCAGCGGATGGTGCTGATGTGGTGGCTCCTTGGGGCATCCATTGACGCTCTCGACGCCCTGGTCCCGGCGCCGACGCCCGATGGCTGGACGCAGACGCTCCATGCCGCCATATTCGCGCTCCTCCTCCAGCCCGCTACCTGTCTTTGGGCCATGGGCGACGACCTGGTCCCGGCCATGAACGGCGACACCCGCAACCGCATCATCCGCGAGGCGCTGGGCATTGCCAAGGAACGTGCGCCGACCGTCGCTGGTGGCGCTGCACACGTCCAGTCTCTTTGGGACGACCCGTACATCGCCGCCATCCTCGTTCGCCGGGAGCCACTCCGCCCGATTCAGCGCACGCTCCCGTCCACCGGCGTCGTTTTCGCGACCCGAGCCGACAAGGAAGCGGCAATTGCCTCCACACCAGCGCAGCGCGACGTATATTTTGCTCGTAGAAGCATCGTCCGCACCGCGCTTGGGCCTCAATTGCCCCTTCCGTGGGCAGATTTGAGCCCTGTTGCAGGAGAATCCGATGGCGCAGCGCCCCCCTAAGCCTACTCCGAGCCTTCCGGCACCGGCTCCAGTGCCCCAGGAGCTGTCCGAACTGCTCGTTCCGGGCCGAATCCGCGACCTCGATGACGTTTCTGACGTTGTAACCGCCATGATTCGGGCATTTTGTGAGGGCCAGATCGACCCCAGGCGCTCCAAAGAGGTCCGGCAGTGGACGCACCTGCTGTTTACGAGCGTTGCCGCCAAGAATCCGAAGCAGGAGAACTCGGTCAACCTCATCGCCCAGCTGATCTCCATGGAACAGCCCGTGGAAACGAGCCGAACCATCATCGAGATGACGCCCGAGACGCCGGAACGCCCCGTTCTGCTGGCTGACTACACGCCTGCAATGGGCCTTCCTCCGAGCGCCGACAATCTGGAGCCCGAATTGCTGGAGATTGAGTGACTCCGCAGCAACAACTGCAGTGGCTACGCTCTCCAGGTAGCTGTCTGCCCAAGCTTGGGCGTGTTCACGACCAGCAGAGCGGGCAGTTCCTCCCTTATCGGCCGGATCGCCTCACGCACACGCTCCAGCAGCAGGTTCTGGCCTACCTGGACAACGCGCCCCGCACCGAAACCGGCCAGACGCGTTTCCTGACCGTCCTGACCGCCCGCCAGATGGGCAAATCCCTCGTTGTCGAGTACGGATGCTACCCGAAGGCGGCGTATACGCCCGGATGGGACCACGTCTGCATCGCTGACACCAATCAGCGCGCGGACTACCTGCATCGGCGCGTCCATCACCTCCATGAACGCTGGGAGGCTGGGCTTCGCTCGCCTACCGTGCCTGTCCGCGAGATGCGGCAGCTGACCTTTGAGCACAAAGTCGGCGGCAAGATGCGCGTTCTGAGCGCCGAGACGGGAAGCGTCGGTATCGGTCAGAGCCCTGACTCGTTCCACGCATCGGAGTGCGCTTTCTGGGGCGACTTCGGCGGCTCGATGACGATGATCTGGCCCAGCTTGCTCAACCGTGACCATGCGCTCGTCGTGTTCGAATGCACGCCTTGGCGCACGGACTCGGACTGGTACGCGCACTGCCTGGAAGCCAAGGCCGAGCGTGGGCGTAACACCTACCTCTTCGCTCCCTTCTGGGACGGCGTCCTCAACCGCCGCCCGTGGCCGAAGGACACGAAGCCGGACAACAAAGAGCTTCGCCTCCTTGAGACGTTTGGGCCTAAAGGCCTGACCCTGGAGCACCTGGCGTTCCGTCGCTTCATGATGGAGATGGACGCCGAGGTTCGCCGCAACCCAGAACTCTTCGACATTTTCTATCCGTTCGATGACGTGTCCTGTTGGCTCGTCAACGCTCTGTCCGCCATCCCAGCCCATGCCATCGAGCGCCACCGGCACCACGAACTCATCGACGCTGCTGGGCCTTACCACGAAATGGTGCCGCCGAACCGGGAGAACGTCTATGTCATCGGCGCCGACCCGTGTGGACACGCCGCCCGCGACCACGCCGCCTTCCAGGTACTGGACGTGGCCGATGGACAGTGGACACAGGTGGCAAGTTTTGCGGATCACACTGATCCTCTGGCTTTTGCGCGGTTGTTATTCGATACCGGAATTCGATACAACAAAGCAAAGATTGCCGTTGAAAGCAATGGAGTTGGCCAGGCCGTCGTCGCACTGCTCCGTGAATGGGAATACCCTAACCTTGTGTACGAGGCTCCCAACAAGCCTGGGCTGACCACAACAACCCAGAGCCTGGACGCGATGACGACCTGGCTGATTGACGCGCTCCTGGATGAACTGAAGTTGTTCGACAAGCAGACCGTCGAGCAGCTCCTGACCTACCGCCACGATAAGCGCGTAGAGGAAAGTGCCCAGAGCGAGATCGTCCGTGGCGCAGCGACGAAGCGGCGCCGAGAGCGGCATCACTGGGACAAGGTCAGTGCCCTGCTCCTGGCTGTCGCTGCCGCACGCCGCGCACCGAGCCGTCGCCGCGTTAGCACGGACTTGCCGCCCGGGGACAACCCCGTTCATGCTGGGCTTTATCGTTTTTCCGAACAGACCGCACGATGGAAGGCCATGCAGCGGAAGGCCCCCAAAGCCGACCCCTGGTATAGACGTTAGGAGGCGCGCATGTCGCTTGACCCGAGTACCTACAAGTCGATCATCGAATCCCACGTCGCCATGGCGGATCGGGAGCACAAGGAGTGGGACCGGCTGCGCGCGATGTATCGCTGCGAGAACTGGGCTGACTCTGGGCGTATCGAGGTCGAGACGGACCTCAAGACCGAGAGCGGGTCCGTCTACGCCTACACCGATACGATGATTGCCAGCATCGTTCCGCCCAATCCTCAGATTACCTGCAACCCCCGCAAGCCCACGCTTGAGCAGGCGGCGCAGTATCGCGAGGCCCTTGTCAACGACACGCTCCGCCGCGCGAAGGCGGACCTTGTCCTGTGGAAGCTGGCTACACACGCCAGCGTCTACCCGCGTGGTGTCCTCAAGGCGGTCTGGAACAAGCGCCTTCGGCGTCCCGACTTCATCGTCGTTGACCCGCGCAACTTCTTCTTCGACCTGACGGCCGCGCGCTACGAGGACACCCGCTATGTCATCGAGGCGTTCCCGCTGACCGAGGCCGAGTTCAACGCCCGTATCTACAACGAGCGCACGAACCCGAACGGCAAGTACGACCCTAACGCCGCCAAGAAGGCCCAGTTTGGTTCCTACCCGGCGTGGCTCAAGGACCCGGCGTCCGGTCGCGCGGAACTGGACGACAAGCTCCGCAAGGTCTTCAAGTGGACTGTCGTGTTCGAAGTGTTCGACTTCACGGTCCCTGGCGGCCGGTACTACCACTTCCTGCAGGGACAGAAGGAGCCGCTCTTCCAGGGCGATCTCCCGTACGTGTTCCTCCCCAATCCGTATGGGCTTCTTACGTTCAACGACAACCTTGAGGACGCTGGTGGGCTTGCAGACGCCAAGATCGTCAAGGGCCCGGTCGAGCGGCTGGACGAACTGCGTACGTTGAAGCTCCGCTTCGCGCAGTCCACCATCCCGGTCACGCTTCTCAATGAGGCCGAGGTCGATGACCCGGAGGCGTTCATTGACCAGCTTGCCCACGCCAACAGCCCTGGCGACGTTGTCCGCGCGAAGGTGAAGAACGGTCGCTCGATTGCCGATGTTATCGGCCAGACGCCGACTTCCACGCTTTCGCCCGCGTTTGACCAGATGGACCAGACGCTGGACAACGAGATCCTCTACCGGCTTGGGATGCCCCAGTACGCGCGCGGTGTTGCGGGAAGCAGCCAGGTTGCGACGGAACTGGCCCTGGTCGATGCCGCGCTCCGCACGCGGCAGGGCCGCCGGTCTGAGCTTGTGAACCACATGATTGTGTTCATGGCGAAGGCAATCGTGGGCCTGTACGAGGAGTACATGAGCCCGGAGGACAACCTCCCGCTCCGCCTTGGGCCCAGTGCGTTCCTTGAGGTCGCGCGTCAGCACCTCGCCGCGCGTAACCCTGAGGAGGCCGAGGCCGCCATTGCCGCCGGGGAGACTATCGAAGACCCGCTCGACATTGACTACGAGGTCGTCCCGTACTCGCCTGTTGAGAACAGCAAGACTGCTCAGCTCCAGAAGTTTGAGAAGTTTGCATCGGTGTTCCTGGGCAACCCCATGGTCAACCAGGTCAAGCTCCTCACCAAGCTGACGGAACTCCTTGACCTGGGCGATGGGCTTGTCATGTCCGAGAAGGAGATGGCGGCAAAGCAGCAGGCCGCTGCTGGGCCTCCGCAGAATCCCCTTGCGGCTCTGGCGGCTACCGCGACCCCGGCGCCTGAGGGTGGGCCTCCCGTCGAGGCCGGGGCGACGAGTACCATGGAAGCCATGCGTGGCGGCAACCTGCCTACGGCCGTTCCGCCTCCGCCCGGAATCACGACGGGTGCCCGTCCCGGCATGGCGGGTGGCGCGGGCTTCACCGCCCCGAGTGGAGGCTAACGATGCCGCTCAAGAAAGAGGACCGCGTTGAGGCCGCCCGAAAGGCCATCACGTCCTACAAGGGCAAGGCCCCTGCCTCCGATACTCCGGCAAAGGCCAAGGAGCGGGTGAAGGGGTCGGACACCAACCCGAAGGGCTCCGCGTCGTCCGCGAACGCGAGCATTCGCATGAGCCAGGCTTCTGAGAAGGGCCTGGCTGCGAAGGCGGAAGCCTTCAAGCGGGAGACGGGCAAGTCCGTGAGTGTCGGCACCCTGAAGTCCGTCATGCGTCGCGGCATGGGCGCCTTCAGCAAGAGCCATTCGCCCGTGGTGCGTTCCCGCGAGCAATGGGGAATGGCCCGAGTAAACGCCTTCCTGCGCCTCAAAAAGAGTGGCAAGCCGGACAATCCGAAGTATACGCAGGACAACGACTTGCTCTAAGGAGCCCCTATGCCCATGAAGCCCGAAGACCGTATGAATGCGGCAAAGTCTGCGATGGCGATGCGTAACCTCTCCAAGACGGGTGCGCCGAAGGCCAATGAGAACGCCCAGAAGATGATGGAGGCCGGGCGCGAGGAAGCGACCCAGGCGTCCAAGGTCGGCGCGTCCAAGACCACCATTGACGAGAAGACCGGCAAGAAGATGACGCCGATGGCCGAGAAGATCAAGAAGTACAATGCCGATTGATCCGAAGGACCGAGCAGCGGCAGCCAAGGCCGGAGCGGAAGCTTCCGGCGTTGAGTACCGTGGGCACCGGTTCCCCGGATACAACAAGCCCATTCGCTCCAGCGACCCAGACAAGAAGATGATGGTGCTGGCGAAGAAGGGTGACGAAGTACGCCTGATCCACTTTGGGCAGCGTGGCTACAAGCACAACTACTCGGAGTCCGCCAAGGAGAACTACCTGTCGCGATCCGCAGGGATTCGCAACAAGCAGGGCGAACTCACGAAGGATGACCCGTTCAGCGCTAACTACTGGGCCCGCCGTGTACTTTGGCCGAAGGGGCCGACGGGGCGGGTGGACAAGGACGTGAAGTAATGCCTCTCTACGACATGAAGTGCGCCGGATGCGGCGATGAGCCCGAGGTTTTTCGCCGTTCCGACGAGCAGGTTGCCTGCGCCCTGTGTGGGCACTTCCCGCTGCATACGGTGTGGAAGCAGGCTCCGGCCCTCTCCGGGATTATCTGGAGCAACCAGGAGCACAACAAGCAGCTTGGCGTGCGCTTTGAGACGAACGCCCAGAAGCGCGAATACTTCAAGGCGAACCCGCACATCCGTGAGATGAGCAAGGGCTCGGCCGATGAGCGTAAGTTCGCGGACAAGCTGCGTGCGCGGGCCGAGAAGAAGGCCGCACGCCTGGGCTTTGACGATCTGGACCACAAGAAGCGGTTCGACCAGACAAATAAGGCCAAGGGCTTGACGACAGAGCAGGCAATCAAGTAGGAGGCAGTATGGCGTCACCTTATGACAAGATGACCCTCGCCCAGCTTCGCGAGGAGATGAACAAGCGGCTGATGGGCGTGATCGACCGCCTTGAAGCGCCGCCGGGTGCCGCCGCCGAGTCTCGTCCTGAGCCTGCGGAACCTCCGGTTACGGATATGCCCCTGGAAGCAGCCCGTGCCCAAGCGGCCAAGAAGGCTGCTATCCAGGGCGTTCGCTAACCATCACGACCATATCGTAGGAGTTTCCAATGAAGCCGACCAAGACCAAGGCCGAGATCATCGAGATCGTCAAGAGCAACATGGACGGTGGAGCCGACAAGATTGTCCAGGCCCTCATGGATGAGGGATGCATCGACGCCGCCTACGTCTCCGATGAGAAGGAGATGGAGGACATGGGTGAGATGGAGGACATGGGCGAGATGGAGGAGGGCGAGCCTACTGAGGAGAGCCCCAGCCCCGGCCCCGGCAAGGAGTATGAGATCCCGAAGGGAATGCCCATGGGCGAGGCGCGCGGCATTGCCGTGAAGTTCGCGATGAAGGGCATGGGCAAGGACAAGAAGCCCCCGTTTGGGAAAATGTAGTGCCGATTCCCCCCGATGCCGCAAACGTGACGACGCCGGACACGGGCAAGCGAAAGAAGCTTGGCCGTGACGCCTCTCGTCGTGTCAGCGCAAAGATCGCCCACCTCATGCACAACGAGAAGACGCCGCAGAAGCAAGCGATTGCAATGGCGTACTCGATGGAAGAGGCGGGCCGTCTTGGAGAGCGCGGCGGCTACAAGCCAAAGAGGAAGTAATGAGTATTGAGACGGCGTCCGTTGAAGCTGCTTCGTCCTCCCAGCCTGCTGCGTCTACTCCCGCAGTTGCTGACCCTGGGCCTTCTTCTCCCTCTGGGTCCAATGCGGCGCCGTCTCCTACTCCTGCTCCTTCGTCGGCTGCTCCCGATTCGGGCGACATGGCCGACGATGGCGTCCTGGACAGCGAAGTTAATCCGCCTGACTTTGGGCTTCGCCCCCTCCGTGAAAAGAAGGACGCTGCGAAGTCCACCGTACAGCGCGAAAAGGTAAAGACCCCTGGATTTAATGTCGGGGCCTGGGACGGCGACCTTGCGAAGCTTCCGGCCGACGTGCGGGACTTCGTGGAGGTCCTGGCGACCCGGAAGTACAAGGCCATCGAGGACGAATTCCGCGCCAAGGAGGACGAGCTTTTCCGTGCCCAGCAGGCCCAGGAGAAGGCCGCTCCGGGCGCGGACGCCAAGGTCGCGGAACTTGAACGCGAACTTGAGCTTTACAAGCTCCTGGCCGAAGGCTCTGAAGATCCTCGCGTGAACGACCTCACGCAAAAGGTGACTGAGTGGGAAGGCAAGTACAACGCCCTCAATACTCAGTTCACGCAGATGCAGGAGGAGTCGGATCGTCGGTGGCTCAGCGACTTCAAGTCCCGCCATTCCGAGATTTTCTCCGACAAGGCCAAGAGCGCCCAGCTCCTTGATTTTATTGAGAAAGGCTGGGAAGAGGATGCCGCTGCCCAGCTTGTTGGCGGCAGCGAGGAACTCGTCCGTACCGCGACCGATCTGGTCAAGCAGTACAACCTGGGCTTTGATGGGCACGCCTTCGCTATCCAGCACGCCAAGATGAAGCTCGGCATGAACGCTGCACCCAGGAAGCCGCGTCCCGCTGCAGAGATTACATCGGGCGCTCAAGGTCAGCGCAATCCTTCGCGTGTCCCCGGTGGCTCGCTCCGCGAACTCCCGAGGCACGAAGCCCGCGCAGAGGCAGCCCGCCTTGCGCTTGCAGTAGACAACCGCCGCAAGGCGTAGTAACAATCAACCGAACCTTCAGTTCGCGGAGGCGAAATGCCTGTTCCCGTAGACGCCCTCAATACGGCAACCATCCACCTCCTGCCCAAGCTGGAGGATCTGTTCTTTGACGACCACGTCTTCCTCCGCCGCGTGCTGGAGTCGGGCGTTGACAAGCGCAAGAGCGGTGGCGAGTACGCCGCCTTCACCGTCGTCATCGACGGGCCTGGCAACATCGCCAAGCTGGTGACCGGCTCCGAGGCGTACAGCTACGGTCGCCGCAACATCACCCGCCAGGCGCGCGTCTACATCCCGACGCACATCTACGCCTACGCGGTTGAAGGCGAGGCGCTCCGCCACGCCCAGGGCGAGACGGGCATTGCCAACCTCCTGGAGCTTTACCCGGAGAAGGCGAACCTCGACTTCCGCCAGAAGGCGGTTGCCCAGATCCTCACCGGCAACGGCGCCGCGTCGAACCTCGACGGCCTCGTCACCATGAACGGTGGCACCTCCGCCGCCCCGGTCACCTACTCCCCGGACGGGACTGCCCTCACCGGCATCTTCCAGTTTGAGGACAAGTCGGCCCAGACGGCGACCGTTGAGTCCCTTGCCAAGGAGGCTGCGGCCGGCGGCACCACTGGCTGGTACAACCAGTTCGGTGAGGTCACCAGCTTCGCTACCAACGGCAAGCGCGTGATGCGTAACGTCTACAACGCCTGCCAGGTTCGCTCGGCCGGCTACGGCCCCGCTACCCTGGGCCTGACCGACAGCATCAGCTTCAACAACTACTACGAGAGCCTGGACGATCAGGTCCGCTACGCCACCCGCACCACTGGTGAGGAGGGCAAGGACATTGACGAGGGCCTCATGTTCCACAAGCTGGAGCTGTTTGAGGATCCGTCGATTGACGACAATGCGTCGTCCTTCGCGCACGGCTCCGATGGCAC